TTGCTTGCGGATAGCCTGAATCAACACCCGTCGCTCGTTTGCCACGATGAAATCTTCCACTACGCAAGGCATATTCGGGAGAAACACAATCCCGGCATTCCGATCTACGAAGACGGAACCGACGCCGAGAAGTATCTTCGGAAGAAGATATTCAACGTGAAGAATTCCGGCTTCAAATTGATCGACGACCAAGCCAGAACAACGAACTTGTGGAGCTATCTCGAAAGCAATAGGAAACTTGTGGTGATTCACTTGATCCGCTGGAACGCTCTCAACAGATACGTCTCCGGTAAACTTGCGAAGAAGACTGGCAAGTGGCATACGAACCGACAAGGCAGGCCGAAGACCGAAGAAACGTTCGTCTTCACCAAGACGGAGTTAGAAGCTTTCTTTCGATACGACGATGCCTTGTTCCATGACGTTGAAACAAGATTCCGCAATCATCGAATGATACGGCTTCAGTACGAAGACTTGGCTTCCGAATATCTCGACACAATGAACAACTTGTTTTGTGAACTCGGCGTCAAACCGTTCAAACCAGAAATCCGAATGGAAAAAATTACGACTCGGAAGCCATCGGAGATTGTCGAGAACTATGCCGAATTGAAGGAAGCCTTTGCCGATACGCTGTATGGAAAATACTTTGAATGATTGTTACCAGCCTTGAAAGCCGGACGTTTCCGAGCCTTATCCATTTCTCAGTCGATGCGAAGAGAATAATACTTCCCGGCTTCTTGGAGATCATGGATACCGAACAAGTCACGCCAGAGCCCGAATCGAAGCTAACTTGCATCACGTCGAACGTTCCCAACGACAATATGCCGACGTTGGGAACGTTCGAAGAATCATGTAGACGATACGGCCAACCGGTCTTGAACTCGCTCCAAGGTAAAACCAAGTATCTGTCAATCCACAAGCTAACGACGGCGGCAAAGTTGGTCGATCGTGTTGGAACAGAATTCGTGCTCATTTCCGATTCGGCGGATTCGGTATTCGTGCGAAGTCCACGGCAGCTACTTGCCGACTATCAAAGACACTTCACAGCGGAAGCGGTCTTCATTGCTGTCGGCGATGGTGGAGAGAATCGGCACCGTGCATTCGAACGTTACGTTCCTGGAGCTTGGCGATACGAACGCCGTTCGCCGGGATCGGGCACTTTTATCGGCAGGACGACATTCCTACGGCAATTTCTGAATCGTGCCGTTGAACTCATCGAGCGGGGAAAGACGGATATGCACCCAATCCGACTGGCTTGGCAAGAGTTCTATCCGAAGGCCGTTGTCGATTATGAATCGATTCTATTTCGAGTGGTTCGTAACTGGGAACAGATTTCGTTTCAAATCGGCCAGTGATTCCACAATCGTCTGTTTGAAGGCTTCAGGCTTGCAATCTCTCTCGATTAGAGAGAATCCGCCTTCTCGAATTCGATTCCATAGTTCTTCGTTGTCGTGGAGCTTGGCCGAGAGTTCCGCCCAGTCTTCGGGACTATCCGCAACGAGACAGTGAACGCCGTGATCGGCCTTCAGTTGACCGGCAAGCAAAGGCGAAATCACGCAAGGAATTCCGTTCGCCATCGCTTCGTGAACTTTCCAAGGTATGCCCGTGGCAAATCTCGTCGAAGCCAGGAAGACTCGTTGGCCTTGGTACAACGGCTCTAGCTTCGGAACCAAGCCGAGCAAATCGACGCCTTCAAATCCTTTGACTCGTTCGGTTTCGAGTTTCCCGGCAACGGCCAGCCGTTGCCGGATTTGCTGATATAGATTCTCCCAAGCTTCGGTTTGGAGCCAGAACAAAGCGTCTTCGTTCGAACTGTCCGCTTCCATCTTTCCGCCCACAAACAAGAAGCCTTTGCGTTCGCTGAATGGCAAACCTTCTCGAATCGGCTCCAAACAATGGGGAACAAGTCGAACGTCGGCAACTCCATTGGCTTGCAAGATGGCCGCTTCTTCCAAATTCACAACCCACGCCATCGACGCCAAACGGCAAAGGCCGATTTCATCGTACCGTGTCGCCCAGCCTGGAAGCTTTCCTGTGATCGATTCTTGAAGATCGAACCGACGATACCAAAGCGCTTCCGTGTCATATATGGCGGGCATTCTGCCGTAGACTTTGGGCATATACCGATAGGCGTTGTGCGGTCTGGAAAGAATAGCGACGTCGGCCTGTCTCGGTTCCCTCACAACTTGGATTCGGTGACGTGCCAAAGCATCTTTGTTGAGCGGCATTTCTCTTGCGTCCCTGGCGGTGGGCAGAAAGAGAATATCGTGCCCCAACTCCGAAAGAGTCAGAAGAAGCTTGTATGCTCTTGGAAATCCTGCGCCGAACTGCGGCATAGGAATCCGATCGTCGATTAGTAAAATTCTCATATTGCTATTTTGATGCGGTCTTGACGAATCGCCGAGTGACTGTGATCGATACGCTTCCGGTGGTTTGATTGCGGAAGAACAACTTGATCTTTCGTCCTGAATACTGAGAGTTGAACGGGATCACTTTGCGATATGTTGAACTCGGAGAACCATTGAAGTATATGGCTTCAGTCTCGTCTAGTTAGTCAGTGAAGCTTGCACCGCTAACGGTCGGTGTCTCGTAGGAAATCCAGCACCGAAGCGGTCCACGAATGAATGACGTCGAACCGTTGTATTGAACCGTGACACCAACTTCCATTCCTGTGAATGAATCGGCTCCGTCGTATAGGGTTATCTCGTCGGTCGTTCCGTCGTCGCTATATGTCGAACCGTCGTCAAAGTCGTTGTTCGTAATCGTAAGCGTGTCGATAGTCTCGGAGCTTTGCCAATCGGCAATAATCATGCGGAATTCTCCTTGTGTAGTGAAACAGTTCGATAGTACAAACTCACAATAACGTCGCCTCCGGTTCTGTTCGTAACATGAACTTTGAACTTGGAAGCTCTTCGAGAATCGACAAAGACAAGCTGGCTTCGAGTGTTTGTCGTTTCGCTAGTGTCAATGGCTTCGGCGTACCCGATCGGCAGGCAGAACGTATAGGGGGCGTCGTCTTCGCTTTCGTAGTTCGTGCCGTCAACGTCCCGAAGAATCTTGACCACACAAGCCGAATCGAGTGGATTGCCTTCGCCATAGTTGATCCATAGAAAAAGCTCGGTGCCTGTCACGCCGTCATTGTCGATTGCTTCGGACAAAGTCGTATCGTCGTGCTCCAGACTCTCAGACGCTACACTGCTAGTTGTCCACTCACTATTCCAGACCGGGTATAGTTCGACCATATTAGGAACTCACATTCTCGATTGTCATTTGTTTGTATCTGACTGTCGCCGTAACCGAGTCGCCGGAATCGTTGACAATTTTGATTTTGAATTTCGAGACGGATTCACCGCATACAAAGAAGGTTCTTCGATGCGTCATACTTGCCGCAACCGGCATTTGGAAGCCGAATGGCTTGTCGTCTTCGCTTTCATAGTTTGTACCGTCAACGTCCTTGAGCAAATAAACCGTAACCGGATCGGAAGCCGTGCCATCGTAAGCAACAGTAATCGAAACTTCGGTTCCGCTCTTGTCGTCGTTGTCAATTGCCGCCGTCGTCGCAGAGCTAGAATCCGAGATCGTACTAGCGTTGATACTCGTTGCGGTCCAACTTGAATCCCAGCTTGGATTGATTTCAATTGGCATAAGTTAGTTTCCTTTAGTCGAGTTCTTCAAACTCGATATTCTTTGATCCGCATTCACGGCAACGGCAACTGACGCCGGAGCCATGTTTTCCGCTTCTCAATTGCAAGTTGTCGATATGATTGTTAGTTCTGTCGCCGTCAATATGGTGAACTGACTCCCAACTTTCGAGCGGTCTTCCAAGATGCCTTGCCATTACAAGCCGATGTTCCAGAACATAACCGGAGCAATTTGCCATACAAAAGAGCGGGTCGTTTCGTCTGACAAGGCACTGTATGTATCCTTGATTCTGCAACAAGCGTCCGCCTTTCCAATTCCAATGTCGTTCGGCTTTCGCCATCCGATGTCGTATCTTCAAGCCGTTTGCCAGAAGAATTCGACTGACATTCCTTGTTGTAAGATTGTGTTCTTTGTGAAGGCTTTGTATTGACGATCCTTCTTGATACTTCCTGACAATCTCTTGTTGCGTTTCTTCTGGAACTTCATTCCAGACCGCCCCACGATTGCGAAGTTCAATACCATTTCTATTCAGTGTATTTGCTATAGTTCTTCCGCAGCATTCGTACTTTGTTGCAATTGACTTGCAAGTTCCTCCAGCTTGGTATTCGGCAATCACTTCTTGTGTTTCTCTTTCATTGAAACGCTTGACGCCTTGCCCTCTGCCTGTGCGTTCTCTTTCCAAACTAGAGGGCTGAATGCCAGCTTCACGAACTATTCTGTAAACTGTAGTTTTCCCACAATTCAAATCTTTTGCGATGTCGATTGACCGTTCGCCGCTCACAAATCTCTTTACAATCTCGGCTTTGGTGTCCTTGCTTAGTTTTCGTCTTTTCATAGTTGTACTCCTTAGATGGACTAATGGAGTACGCTTCAAAAAAAACGGCACGACTTTTACGTTCGATCAATCGAATTGGATTGACAAATTTGAAATGGGGAAACTAAACGTCGTGCCGTCGTTGATTGTTTCGCTTGTGTCGAGTTCGCCATAGAAAAGCATGTTTCCGGCCCCATGCGTTGCGCTGTCGCAAATCGCAATATGCGTCACAGTTCCCCAACTGCCGCCGCTGGCTTGCGGAAAGGCGATTTCGCTGGAGTTCGTGACTTGTCCTTGCGTTCCGGCTGTCGGATCGCTCCAGTTGCTATTGCTCGGATTCAGCGATTGCCGTGCATAGGCATATGAGTCGGCAACTTCGTCGATGCTCGTTCCATCGTCTGACGAACTTGGTGCCGACTTACAGAGAGCAATCGCCAGGACAGTCGGCTTGGTATAGGACGAGTCCCGAAAAACGTGATTCGCTAGAGCGTTCTCTAGGTAATCACTCATGGAATGTGTTTCAGCCATACAGTAACCTCAAAAGTTAGTTACTGTATGTAGAGTTTCACCGGCAGAATTTCAGACCGCTGCAATCGTTACCGAGCCGGAATCGTAGGTATATGAGACGTTCGGAACGTCGGGATGTCGAACCATGAAAATCGAGAACGTGAGCGGAGTCCCTTCGTTGCCAGCCGAATCAACCGGCGTCACTCGGTATTGGTGCGTCGTGACGTCTTCGAGCCAGCGAGTTCGATATAAGAATACGCCTTCGCCATTGTCTAAGATTGTTTCTCGGTCGATCCAAGAACTTGAAACGTACTCGGCGACGACATAGCTTGCGGCTCCGCTGACGGCCAGCCAGTTCAAATAGATCGAACCGCTAAAAGCAATTTGCGGGATATCGCAATTCTTGTCGAGAACTTCCACGAAAGGCGATTCACCAACGCCGACTGAAAGAAAGAATTCACCGGAACCGGAGCTTGAAACTTGCGTCTCGACAAGCCTTCGATCCTTGAAGATGCGGAACGTGACCGGCGTATCGACGTCGCTGGAGAAATTCAAGCGGAACGTCGCTTCGTCAATCCGAACCGGTTTTTCGTACGTGACTGTCATTAGGCTGGCGTTCCTGCGTATCTGAGCTTCCAACGGCTGCGAACGATCCATGTTCCGCCATTCTCGCCGCCAACTGCGTTGGCGGCCTGCCTTCTCTCGGTGATCGTCGAGTCCAACACCAGATAGTTCGCATAAGTGTTGCCTCTAATCTGAACCGAGACGATGGTTCCGACCGTGGATTTGTAAGCTGTAATCAATGAATTCGCTGCCGAAGCATTGGCGACATCAACGACGCCTTCGAGTTCAAACTCATTGCCTCTTGTTCCGAGCCGTCGCCAAGCCGAACCGCTGACGCTTGGACGAGTAATATCTTGGAGTTGGGTTTGTTGCGGCTGAACGTCTCCGGTCAACCGGATGAATGCATTTGAGCCGATATATTCTGTCATTCGCTGGCGTTCCTATTTCTAAGTTTCTTTAGTTGGGCTTCACTGATTTGGATTTCGAGAAGCTCAATCATGCGGTCGAATTGTTTGGTTTGCCGATCGATTACGGCTTGCGGCTTCTTGGCTTCTTCAAGTTCGAATTCCAACTTCTTTTTCTCAAGCTGTGCTTCCTTGAGCCTTGTTTCCAAAGACTGAAGTGCGGCGTCGGCCCCAAGGTTCGTGAAGTCGATCTTCCGTCCGCTGCCTTCAGTTCCGCCAAGCTTCGGAACTTGTGAGTTGTCGAAGATCGGTTTGCCTTCTTCATTCATGAAGAACGGTGAAAAAGTAGCGTCTCCGGTTCGCTTGGAATCGTCGGAACTAAAGCGGCCATTACCAAAGAAATTCGAAGTATCAACTCGGGTTCCGCCTTTGTAACGACCGAGCTTTTGCAAGATGGCGGTTCGGTCGTCTTGATTCAGGCCGGGAATTTTATTGAGCAATTCGCCAACGTTTCTTTCGTCAATGAATCCGCCCGAATTCAAAATGTCTGTCGTTGCGCCGAGCTTTAGGAATGCCCCCTTCATGATTCCAGCTTGGTGCGGTGTCGAACCGGTCGCCAACATTCGCTCTTCAATCAACTGAGCGACGGCTTCTCGTTCTTCGGCTTCCTGGCCTTGGCGGAACTCTCGGATAGCTTTGTCGTTGGCGATTCGTGTCTGTCTTGCACCGACACCGGAAGTTCCCTTCTCAACAAGCTGACGAAAGGTTCCGGTTGCTGCGTCGGATCGTTGCAACTCCAGCAATCCGCCAAACTTGTCGAGATTACCGAGCAAAGTTGCGGCTGGAGCCGACACTTCACGACCGAAGATTTTCGACAAGGCTTGTTTCTTCGAAGATTCGTCGAGCGTGTTCAAGGCTTCGGCAAGATTCGCCAATGCCGTTGGGAAGTTCTCACCGACCAAGTCGATTCTGTCGGCTAACTCCGGTCCACCGATTTCTTCGAGAACCGCCGAAATGTTCTTGTCGGCTTTGGCGGTGGACATAATCGAAACCATGTTCCGAAGCGCCGTCGCTGCCTTCTCCGGTTGATTGTTTCCGATGTCTTTCAAGACATCGAAAGCCGCAAAGCCACTTTGCTGAGAGACGCCGAATTCTTTCATCAAGGAGCCAATTTGTGCCAATGACGTCAAATCCTGTCCTTGGATCGCTGTCCCCTGGAACAATGCCGCCAGCGGAATCGTGACGTCACGAACGTTTTCTTGGTTGAGTTCACGTCCCTGTGATTTGATGAAACCGGCGATTGCCGTTGCGAAGGCTTGCTTGTCGTCGGTATTCGTGGCAACGGCTCCAAGCAAAAGTTCTTCCAACGCCGAACCGGTCGCTTCGTCTTTGCTGAAGCCTTGCGAAATCAATTCGGTCGCAACGGTTTGGGCTTCTTCCAAACTGACAGCGGAACGGTTGGCCGCTCGTCCAACTCTAGGAAGAATCTGTTTCTGATATTCTTCGTCCGACAAGAGAGCCTGAACTCGGAGCTTTCTGCCAACTTCGTCTTGTCGCCGTACCGACTCGGCAAGTTCTTTGTTGTATTCGGCCTGAAGATCGACGATTCGTTTGATGGCAATAGCAACGCCGCCAACAAGAACGCCTTTGATCAATAGACCGGCCTTCTCGCCTTTCTCGCCGTATTCTTCTGTTTCGTTCGTGAGCTTATCGAGTTCGCCCCGAAGCCGTGCATGTTCCCGACCGACTTTACGAAGTTCGGACTTTTGCCGTTGCCAAGCTTCAAAGGCTTCGTCGTTGCCTTCCTTAGCGGCCTTGGAAGTCGCTTTGATTTCTTTCTTGAGCTTTTCTTCGGCATCGACGACTTGCTTGATAGCCTGAATGACTTTTGTAGAGTCGCCTTCAAAGACGAGTTGCTCTGAGCTTGGCATATAATAATTTCTCCGGTTGACTCTATCTATTTATGAATCAACTGGAGAAAACTATATGAGCGGATTCCTTTACTTTGTTCCTGATACCGACGTACTACCAAGCAAGGCATACGACAAGTTGCCCGAAGATTTGCGAAGCATTTTATACGATGCAACTTGGAGCCATGTCTTCGCCCAACGGGGACCGCATAACAAGAGCGGCATGATAATCTCGGTCCATCCGCCGAAAGGCGGAACCGAAGCCATCGCCGGATACTATGCCAAAAACCAAACATGGAACGCCGTCGAAGCCGACGACGGATCGATTCCGTACTATGTCGGATTCGAGAACGGAAGAAGACCGAAGCCTTCGGACTTGCAAAGGCCGGACATGATGCAAGGCCATGAAGTCAAATTGAACGACGGAGAGCTTTACAGGATTCCGGTCATTCATGCGGCGTATACGACGTTGCCGTTGGGCTACCGAGTCCGCAAAGGAATCCCGAATTTGGAGATTGCACCACAATATGAAGAACTCGTTGCCGAAGGTGCGAAATGGTTTGATATGGCGACGTCGGAAACCGCTGCCGGATTCTCGGAAATGTATTTGTTCGCCTGTCTGATTCTCAGATTGAACTACCGAGTCGGCTTGATGGAATGTTCGTTAGATTGTCTCAATTTGCTGACGACCGACAACGTTTCCGAAATCATTTCGGTAACTCTCGGATTCCGAGACATTCAAGCCGAGATCGAAGCTCAAAAAAAAAGAGCCACACAAGCCGATTCCTAATGTCGCTTGCATGGCGTCGGGGGTTGATGCCTGATTTCCAACCGACTTGGCCGGATATTTATTGGCTTCTGCACAGACAGTAATCTCAGTAGTTGACCGTAACCATCATCACGCCGTCGTATCTCGATTCTTCGGATACTGGTTCGACGTCCGCAATCGTTGGCATTCCCGGCGCTGGCACGGACTTTGTAGGAGCCGTCACCGGCTCGGCTGGAGTGTCCTTCGGTCTTGATGCCTTCGGTTTCTCACCCCACGCCGAGCCGTATATTTCGACGTGCCCAGTTCTCTTGTATGTTTCGATAATCTCGGCAGCTTGGTCTTCGTCGATCGCACGAACGGCTAGGAACTTCTCCAAACTGCTTGGAATGACTCGGTTCATTCTGCCCCTTATGTAATTGCCGAAGCGGTCGAAACAGTCATGATTGCCGAACTACCAGCAACCGGTCGTATGACGACAGTACAATCACTTGGAGCATTGTTGCTTCCGCCAGTTTGCCCGACTGAGATCATGCCTTGCGAACTCGATAGACTAATCTTGATATGCTCGGCAGTATTGTCGGCGACTCTCGTTCCTTGTTCGGCAATCTTGCGAAGATAGACGGCAGTTGCCGAAGATGTTTGCGCCGTTCCCGCAAGGCCGAAAGTTGAGAGCGAAACCGCTTCTCTTGTTGTGAGTTCAATTCTCGGTTGTCTTGTTGTGATTGCCGCAAAGGTAGGCCAAACGTCGCCGTCGCTCATTTCCTTTTGAACCGTTAGACCGAAGTCAACAGTCAAGCCAGTGATGCCGTCGAGATCGGTTCCGTTGATCGTCGCTTTGCCGACTGTGAACATTTCATCGAGACTTGGCGTATCGGGCAAAGACACTGTATCGGTATAAACGAATGGATTATTTGAACCGTCATATATGCCGTGAACTTCAACGTCCAATGTTGCCTTCTCACCTTGCCGAGCCGTGAGAGTTCTTGGGACGACAAGTGCTTTGTTCAAAGTCACTTTTAGGTGACTCGTTCCATCGCTTCTTGTTCCGTTAGAAGCCATTTTGGTGAAGTAGCATTCGAGTTGTTCGTTGGTTGCGCCAGAGACAACCGATAGACCGGCCAAAGCGTCGATGTTACCGAGAGCGGTTGCGATGTCAGACGCCGTGAATGTGATCATGGCTTCGTTGCTCATGGTCGCTACGTAAGACGGATCAGGTTGCCCGGCAGCGGATTCCAAGATTTCCTGAACGCCGGGATCGATGCTCAAGTTATCGACGCCGTGCAGTTCAAAGTTCGATCCGCCCGTACCATCAAGGCCGTAGACCGAACCGATTGTGTAAACGTTTCCAATAGACATTAGTTAGAGTTCCTCACTAGAGAGTTGCTTGCAAGCTACTTCTATCTAGTGGGCTACGCTGAGATTTGTTCTCTCGACTCGGCTTGCCATTTAGCAAGTCGCTCTTTCAATGCTTCCGTTGCAACCCTGTGCATCATCTTCAATTCTTCGTTGACAAGCTTCGTCAATTCGCCCGAGTTCTTCGGATTGATTGGGTGCGGAATTCGAACGGGAACACGAACCTTTTGCTTCTTGCCAGTCGCCGTTGCCTTGATCTTGAAAGCTGATACCGGTCGGGAAAGAACTTCCTTCTTCAACTCACCGGTATAAACTAAGGGACCGGGCGGTTTCGGAGCGGGAACGTATTGTTGCGCCGTTCCCGGCTTCAAGATCATTCGTGCCCGGCGTTTCAGTTTGTTGTAATACGATTTCCGTGCGGCGTATCCGTAGCGACGAACGGCAGACGATTCGAAGTGCAATGGTAAAAATTCTTTGATCCAGAATTCTGCCGCTTCGATCAATGCTTCCCGAACGAGAGCGTTGAATTCTCGTTGCATGATGTCGGCGGGTTTCTTCTTCTTGATATACGTCTGAAATGTAATCATCGGAATCCGTTCTCAGTCCAATCCGTAATCGATCGAATAGTATTGTTGGATGTAATCTTCGCTCTCGTTGAAATCGGCTCGTTGGGGCGGAACCGCTGAGTTGATCGAACGGATAAACAGCTTTCCGCCTGCGTAACTTCCGGCCATGACTTCGGCGACAATTGCACCGGCTTGGTTCGTGAACTCATACGCCGAGTCTTGATGCGTCGATTCCGTGACGTCGGCTTCCAAGAGCAAGTACAAGGTTCCGTTGGCGTAGCGGTTCAAGCCATTGGAAAAGCCTTCGAAGTAAATCAACGCAAAGGGTCGGGAGTATTCGCCGTCGCCCGAAGCGGAGCGAGCCTGAATAAAGACGGAATCAAGAGCTTCAGTTGCGTCGTCGGCGGAAACCCAAGATTGAAACGTCGATGATTCGGAAACGAGTTCGGCAAGCTTGTCGGCTGGCGTCGATAGAATCCCACTCGGATTGATCGGCATCGTTTAGTTCCTCCGAATGCGATAGTTCGAACCGCTTTTTTCATGGCCGATTGTTCGTTCGACTTCAACAGTAATCCAACCGAATCCGTCCGAATCGGGCGAAGCCGAGACGAAGAAGACGTCGCCGCCGATCGTGAACGTATCGCCTTTCTTGATGTCGGAGACATCGGCGGAACTGCAAAGAACGGTTCTTTGAAGCGTCTCCATAGAGCCGTCTTCATAGACTTGCAGACCGATCGATTCATGTCGAAGCACGATAGCCGTGATCGTGGAACCGCCTCCGCCCGAAGGCGTATAGGTCACTTCTTCGGCCTGCATGTCCGTATCGAGAATGACGCTTCGTGCATCTGTGATTATGTTTTCAAGGTTTGCCATATACCGTATTTAGTCTCGGTCATTGCAAAAACCCCGTCGCCTTTGGCGACGGGGTTCTGTTGATCGAAGACAAAGCTTTGTCGTTCCATGCACAACAAGAACCCCCGCCAGCGATGCTGGCGGGGGTTCTGCTAACCGAGGGGATTTCCAAGTCCTACGGTTTAGTTTCGTTTATACGAAATCTCACAAAGATCGACTTCAACACTCGGCGTTCCAGTTCCGCTTGCCTTTGCAACTCTCATGTAAGGTTGCAGGCTTCCGCTATAACCAGACATATCGAAAGTCGTTGTACTTGCAACTCGTCTCAATTGTCCGTTGCCGTTGTCGATATAGAACCGAACGTCACTCTTGCCATGCGACAAGTCAATTACCATTTCTTTGTAACTATTCGCCAACGTTTGACCGGTGGCAACGTCGTCGTTGTCGGTCGATCCGTCGTCGGTTTCCACGACGACCGAAGACGTCGAACCGGAGCCTTCAATCTTGAACCAAGCGTTTTGAGCAATTGAATCAATCGTCGCATTGTGATCGCCAGCCACGCCGAGCACGACCGTAGTTACGGCGTCAACGTTCTGAACCTTTGCCCGATAGGTGACACGTTGAATGGAATCAATGTCGAAGCTCAAAACGTCGCCATGCGTGAGAGCGACCGATTGGGCTTCTGAAGTTGCGTCCATACCCAACTGTACCGAACCGGTCGGTTCGCCATCGAGACAAGCATATGTCGGATTTCCAGCCGAAGAAACGTCTTCAACCTTCCAACCGTTTGCGTCTGCGGTTCCGCTAAAGCTCCTTCCGCCGAAGAAGTCGTCTTTGTAGCAATCTACTCTTGCTGTTCCCATAGTTTTTATTCCTTCTATTTAGCGTTCATTTCTGAACGAATAATGTTTGTTGCTAACTCTTGGCTTCCTTGCTTTCTGCCGCAAAATTGCTTGAGCGAGTCGGCTTTGTATCTAGGCGAATTGCAATAAAAATCCACACTGTTCGGATATCCCAAACATTCTTCTTGTGATTGCATTAGGTCAGTCAGTACGGTATACGAGAAGCTTCTAAACAAAACGACGAGTCATAGAAAGTTTTCATATGGCAACTGATTGGTGTTATCAAGACAAAGAGGGTCGTCAATTTGGCCCCTTCGGAAGTGAAACGTTGAAGAGCCTCGCACGATATGGTGCGATTCAGCAGTCTACATTGATACGCAAATTTCTTGATGAGGATTGGAACCCGGCCAGTCGGGTAAAGGGCTTGGAGTTTGCTACAGAAGACGTGGACACTGACCTTTGGTTTTACTCAAACAGTACGACGGGAGTTGTTGAGGGGCCTGTTTCAACCGGCACACTCTCAAAGCTATACCGAGAAAAGAAGTTGAAACTCGACGATCTGGTTCTTCAGGCTGGGTTAGACGATTGGATTACATACAGAGATCGCTGGATGCTATCGAGTACCTCGAATGATGCGGAGTCCGAAGGAGAAGAAGAAGGTGAAGAAGAAGAACGCTATCCGCAGATTATGCGATATATCTCAATACTTGAGGTGCTGTCGAAAATAAGCATTATATGCGCATTGATTTATCTTGTACTTGGGTTTGCTGCCGCCGCAAAGGTCAAGGAAGGTGGCGGCTTGATATTAGTGCAGTCTATTGCAAGTTCAGTTTATCTCTTTGTAGCGGGATTTTTGCTTCTTGTTACTGGTCAAGCTGTGAGTGCGTTTATCGATCTTGTTGAGAACTCATTCAGTATACGTTCGAACCTCAGAGAGATAAAGGTCGTTCTAAAGAGCCAGGACCAGTGACTATATTTGGGATGAAAAGAAAAACCCCGTCGCCGAATGGCGACGGGGTTTGGATAATCAAGGATTCATCAAGGAATACAAATTTTTCCTTTTGGCTACACAGCCTGCTCTATCTAGTAGAGTCGGTAGCCAAAATTTTCGCTTGCATTATTCACCCGCATTTCGATGGACGCCCCTATGGTCTACAGCTTTCGTTCCAAAGCTTTGCAAAACATGAAAGTTCATGCTCAAAGTCTTCTGATCAGTCCAACTTCGAATGATCGGGCTTTCCTGTCCTTGCAAGAACGAAACTTCAATCGTGTCGATTTGAGAAGGATCGGCGAACAAATACCATTTCTTCGTCGAGTTGGAATCAAGAATCGGTTCGATCACAGGAACCAAGTTTCTGTTCGGATTGAAAACCTGGAACTTGCTTGCGGTCGGATCGTATTCTGAATTCGTAATTTGCAGAATGCTACTTTCCAATGCCGCTGGACCGACAAGGTATCTCGGAACCAAGCCGAGAGTTGCACCGTTCATTCCGGTTTGAGTTCTCAACTTCGCTCGCATTGTGTTCAACTCAGTTGTACCTGGAACGCCGCCCGAACTCACGTCGTTGGCGTGATTGGTGTTGTCGAACAAGTTGTAACCGTCCGCCATTGCCGGATTGCTGGTGATGATTGCCCAGGCCGTTGCGTTCACAGTTCGTGCGGCTGCCGCACCGAGCAACTGAGGAACACGGCTCAAAGCGTCGAGATCGTCATTCACCAATGTCTGATAAGAAATGGAAATGATGTTGCTGTAAGCTTCGACGTTGTAACTTTCCTTTTGATCGGAAAGACTCAGTTGATTCGGCTCGGAGTTGTCCGGCCAAACATCGAGCGACGGAGCTTCGGAAAGACGAACACGGTTGATCGCTTTGAAGTCGGATACGCTCGGAGCTTGGCGGAAACATTGTCGCCAAGTCACCGGAGCTTCTTCGTAACCTTGAAGTAACGACTTGTTTGCAGCGTCAAGCAAAAGATTTGTGAAGTCGGCTCCAGTGTGGAAACCGTAATCAGCGCCACGAACCGAACCGGTCAAGGCTTGGGTTGCGATGTCGTGATTGCTCAAGCCACGGACACGAACGCCGTTGCGTTCAAGATTCGCTTTCGCCAAATCGAGCAAGGTAGCGTTTCGGAAATCCTGCCAGCCTGGAGCAAGCTCCTTTTCGTCGGTCTTCTTCAGACCGCAACGAACCGCCAGACCGTCACGCATGGCATCGTTAGTCTTATCGACTTCGGATGCGCCGAAACGAACATAGTCGGTTCTAATTGTCGGAGCACGCTTGGCAAGAATGTCGAGAATCGCCGCTCTTGCTTCGGCGACGGATTCGTACTTCTCGCAAAGTTCGTCGGCGTCGGCTTCGATTCCGTGACGTTTGCATTCGTTACGAATTGCGGCGAATCGATCACGCTGTTCTTTCAACGCCTTTTGAACCGAGTCATTGATTCTTTGTGTTGCCGATCGCTTGCGGGGCTTTGTTGCCTCCTGTCGTTCTTCGGCTTTTGGTTGTTCTACCTTGGGAGTTTCTTCCTTCTTGGTTTCACTCCTTGTGTTGTTTGCTTCCGGTTCATTCTCCGGCTTTGTTTGATTCTTGGTTTCTTCCTTAGCCAAGGTTCCTCCGTGTTGTTGCTTTCTAATTTTCGCTAATTGGTCGGCTCCGATTGGGGTTAGTGAGACTTCTCGCAACTCCCACTGAGTTGCGACATTCATTGGGCCGGAAAATGCCCGACCGTCAATCATGGCTGTTTCGTCTTCGGGAACATAAAGTTTCTTCAGTACGGAATAGCCAATCGACAAGTCGGTAATGTGTTTTTCGTCGATCTTCTTCTTGACGTCTGCTTCCGTATTTGAAACGTCGATATCAAGAATGAGCTTGTCACCTTCGATCCGAAGGTTTCTTGCCGAGCCGAGTATATCCTTGACTCGGTCTCTGTTATGCGAATCCAACAAAGGAATACGTTCAGGCAAATCGACGCCAGACATCAGAAGCGTTTCTGGAACGACTTCGTATCTCTCATAATCGAACATCGGAACCGGGGACTCCGTTGTCGCTATGGCTTCGATTCGATTGCCATTAGTCCGAACGTGAAACGTTCGGACTTCAAGTTCCTTCGGTAGGGTTTCACATAACTTATCCATCGCCTGTATCTAGTGCGGTTGCGACAGATTTTGCTTCAAGCGTTTCTTCGTCTTGAGTATCAACCGGAGAGACACCGACGCCGATCAAATTCATGGCATAGGATTCCGGCAAACCGGCGTCGATAGCGGCCTTGTAGACTTCGGCGTTTTCTTCGATCACTTTGCGCCAGTCGTGCCCCTTCCTTGCGGCTTCGATTTGTGCCGAGCTAGTTCCGTTTTTGATCGCTCCCATACTGGCGTTCTCGTCTTGGTTGGGATTGATCGACTTCGAAACCGGTCCCCGCCATACGGCATCGCACAAACACAAGTCGCCGCTTTGATCGTTTGGAACATTGCCGAAGTATCCCGCCATGACTCCGGTATCGATTACGGCTTCATAGATCGGTTGATGTGCGGACATATAGAACCAGTTTTGCAAAGACTGGATTTCCGGCATGATGTCGTTCTCGGCGGATCGCTCGGAACTGAAGGAACTGGCTCGATAGTCGCCAGTGATTTGAGACGACTTGACGCCGGGCAGACCGGCAGCAACGCCACGGAGCAAGTGGTTGATGAAGTTCTCGGCAGCTTTGGCCGGTCGATTCGGGTCGAAGCCATCGAGCTTTTCGCCTGGATTCAATTGCAGCAACGTTCCCGGTTGAATTCGAGTGATGGCGTTCCCGTCCGAATCCGTATTGTCGCCGCCTGTCGTCGCCTGCAATCCGAGACTGCCCGACGTCGGTTCCCTTGTGATTGCCAAAGCGATACAGGAACTCACAGCGGAAGCAACGAGTTCGTTGAATTGATAGTCGTTGATGTCTCTCAAATTCAGCAATACGGGCGAGAGCCAAGAAAAACCCCGAAGTTGCGACGGTCGTTGCTGAACGTAGACGTGCAAGATTTCGTCGGCTTGAATCCTAACCGTCTTATAGTTGCGAGAATCGCCAAGCGGATGATTCGGATGCCGAGAATAAACGTGATACGCCAGCCGTTTTCCGGTATCGGCGTCGAGTTCGATTCCCCTGAAGATAACCGTTCCATCCTTCGTCGGCTCGGTCATAATCGCCGCTTCGGAAACTCGTTCGGCTTCAATCACTTGAATCGTGAGCGGGAGCCGAAGATTCCTTGCCGCCTGTTCTTCCTTCGAGATTCGCCGTAGACGAAGAAAGCATTCACCGGAACAAATGACTTCAGTAAGAACTTGTGCCGACAATTCATGGAATGTAATTCCACCCCGTCCCGGCCTGCCGAGATCGGACGGTTCACGGCAGAATCGATCCCAAAGCTTTCTGGCTTTGGTGCGGAATTCGGCAAGCGGTTCGCCTTGCGGATTGACGGCAATTGATTCAGGACTAACGCCATTGCCGATCAAACGTGAAACAATTGCACGCACCGCCTTATTGGCGTACATGTTGTTTCGAAATTCATACCAAGCTCGTTGACGTAATCTTTGGATTACGTCAACCCTTGATATGTCTCCTGCCGCAGCTTGAGCGGCCCAGCTTGCTGTTGTGCGGTCTAACTTTCCAGCTTCGAGTTGCCGCTCGGCAATGTTACTTGCGGCAAGCTTTGACAAGCGATTGAGTTGATTGATAAGTTCGTGCGGATTCTCCATGCCCTATATAGGGGCTGGGAATGGACATTGTTGTTGTCTCACAATGCCAATGAGAGAACAAGCTCATAAACTGTAGTCATCTTCATCTTCCAGTTCGTAAATGTATTCATGAAAGTCATATACCAACTGATTAGCATGTCGGAACATTTCAGATAATCGATTGGCTACTGGAGGAAGTTCATTGTGATTGTCGGCATGTTTAGTGTTGCTCATAAGCATCGAAATATCGTCGGTAATTTCTCGAAATGTCTTCTCAATTTCGATTCTGAGAGACTCAATGTATTCATCAATACGTTCTACTGGTAAACTGGCTACTGCTGCCGAGACTTGGAGAGCGATCTTTCCTAAAGCCGTCGCAATTCCAGCAAACTGGCCAACACTACATCTTGTGGGGTCGTTAGGCAACAGTTGCAACGCACGTTGAATACAACGCCTCATTTGAATGATTGCAGTGTCTGGCCTTAGCTTGATGTACGATTTCGCCTCATCGCCTAAGACGTCAAGCAATTGAGTAGATTTCAAATTTAGTTCGCAACGCATATAATCCCAATCGGCAGTCCGAATGTTTAGCTTACGTTCTTCCTCTGATTGGCGGATATATGACTCAGCCTGGCTGTTTATGCAAGCTAGGTATGCTGATATGAATTGCCACCGAGAGGAATCTTCTTGAGCGTCCGACATTTTTTCATATTCGATTCTTGCTCGTTGGGATTCGATCAAGCTTAGACGCAATTCTCTTTTCTGTTGCTTCAGGTCATATCGTTGCGCAAACAATGCTAGAATAACAAAGGCGAAAGCCAAACCACTGAATAATGCGTTTACTGATCCGAACAAGTCTCCGAAGGTTCCAGCCTCTCCGATGCTTTTGAAGTACAGTATCGGTAGCCAACCGACTCCCCATAGAACTGCAACGCCAATGATACATCCGAGGACTTTGCCCCACGTAAACCAGTCGCCTTCCGATTTTATCTCGTTGCGTAGCGATTCTTCTTCTTTTTTCAATTTCGCAACTTCGGACTCAATGCTATCTTTCGTCATAGTCAAACCTCGTAAGGTGCTCATGGGAAGCTACGAGATTATTTGACGAAAGAGGCTATCGCAACCGAACGGAATCAATCCGCCGAACCGGGACGATCGACTTGAAGCAACGAGAAACCAAAGCCAGAGCGGCCCTCCCTGGCAACTTCGGACTGGAGTTCCTTCTCCATTTCTCTGAGCGTTTTCAACTCGGCAAGCCGTTGTTGCATTTCGCCACGGCTAAAAGATTGCACCGACAGAACTTTGTCGATAGCGTTTCGCACTGCCGCCAATCGGTCGGCAGCGGAATTCGAAGTATATGACATGTTATTTCACTCCTTGACTCGGAAAGCCGAGTTCTCTGCCAACTTTGAAAGAGTGCGAACACTTCGTGCATTTTCCGAAGTAGGATCGGAAGTTACTCTTCGTGATTCGTGCTCCGCTGCCGCAAAGCGGGCAGCGGAGCTTGTGGGACTCAGTTTGCATCGGTTCTTTTTTCTTTGGTTTTGGTTTCCTTACCGGTTCCTTCACTGGCTCTATATTTGGCTCTTGTTTCTTTGACGCAGGCTTGGAGTCGGCCTTCTTTGGTTCCGATTTTGGCGCAGGCTTGGAGTCCGGTTTAGTCTTCGCTTTTGGTTTTGATTGTACGTCGGCGTCCGCCTTGGGTGTTGATTCTGGCATACTGTATTTATGCCGGTGGGGTCAGATTCGCCCGAAGTCGAAGAAGCTTCTGCCGTCACGTCTGACGAATGGATTTACCGACGAACTTGATTCTTGCGGTTTGGGCTTAGGCTTCACTTCGTTCGGAGCCGTTGGCCGTTGCTGTCTCAATCTGAGATCGTAAGCCAAAGCAAGCTGATAGACTTCACAATCGAGCAAGTGATTGTCTTCTCGAACCTTTTCCCAGTAATAAACGTCGAAGCCTTTTGAATCTTTCTTCTTGGCGAGAACTTCGCTAGTCAACTGACTGGCATAAATGCCGCAAACGTCTTCGGGCAAATGCCATGCTCCAGGCGAACCAAGCGGTTTGCCGAGTTTGTCTTGAAGAGCCTGTTTGAACACGTCAACCGAAATCATCATAAGATTCAAATGCTCGCCTTTGATCGGATACCATTTCACAGGCGTTGTCTGTTGCGTTCCGCTTCTGCCTTTCACGGGAATGAATCGATTGGACCGACAGAAGTTGTATACTTCCTTGGTATCGAAACCGGAGTCGATCAAGGCATGAGTGATTCGGATTGGTTCGCCATTGGGGCCGTCAAATACGGAGCCGACGACGTTCAAAAGTGCGTCGGTGTTTGGAACTTGGCCATAGTCGAGAAGGTAACTCGTTTCTCCTGGAAGCCAAGCCCGAACGACATACCAAAGCGAATCCTGTTGAACGTCGGCGGTCAAGACGACGGCAATTGGTTCAACCGGACAAGTCCGAAGTTTGTAATCGGATCGGTGAGCAAAGACTTCCGAGTCGTCGGTGGCATGGATTTCTCGGAGCCACGGAAGACCGAGCCAAGAGTTCCTGAAGTTCCGCAAGCTGTCGGGGTAGTCTTTCGATTCCAGAAACTTGATAGCGACGTCGGCGAAGCGAATCCATGACGGATATAACGCCGACAAGTGATAGCTTCGATGTCGGTTGCCAGTCGCCGTTGCACGCCATTCGCCAAGCTGGAGCATCTTTCTTTTGTGTTTGTCGAGAATCCTGCCTTTGCAAAATTGGCACTCGTAATAGACCGAGTCTCGAATAGCGTCGAGATCGTAACTACCGTCGTCGTGCTTCAGTGAAGAATCGAACTTCAGATTCTCGAAGTTTAGCTTCTGGAAGCCTGCCGTCGTCCCGGCCTTCTTCGAGCAATGAGGACAAGGGACGAAGAAGTATCGTTGGTCGCCTTCCAAGAACCGTCGCCAAATGTTGCCGGTGTCGAGCGTTGGCGTACTTGTGCAAACGATCTTCCGATTCCAGAAAGTCTTCGTTCGCTCAATTGCTAAGTCTAAAGCCCCGGCTTCCTTGTCGCTTGCCGCTGGAAACTTGTCGATTTCGTCGGCGTACAAATAGCGGATCGGACGACTTGCCAAATTCGCCGGACTGTTCGCACCGGTGAGCCGTAGCGTGCAACGAGACAAATACATTTCGAGCAAAGAGAACTTGTCTCTGTCGTTCGGTTTGTGTCTGGCGAGAGTTCGGCAGTCATCAATCAATGGCTGGATTCGGTTCCTGGAAACCGACTTTGCCAAATCCGAATTCGGATACACGCAAAGTATTTGGCCGGGATCGACATCGATGCCGTAGGCCATCATGACAAACAGGCCGATCGTTTTGGCGCATTGTGCGGCCCAACAAAGCGTGATTTGTTCGGTGTTTGGATCGGCAATCGAATTGACGACTTCGGTTAGGTACGGGGTTCTTGAAAACCTTAGTGGACCGGGCGTTGCGGTTTCACGTTCGGACAATGTCAACTTCAGTTCCGCCCATTCTGCAACCGTTAGCTTCTCCGGTGGCGTGAAGACGCTGCGCCAGTTGGCTTCCAACTCGGCAAGCGTTTTCTGTCGGACGTCATTTGGAACAAGTTCGCTCAGTCCTCCCCCTTACTGAGCAACGCCAACGTATCGAAAACAAGTTGCTCCAAGACTTCTTTTGCTTCGGCTATCGTCTGAAGATTCGTAATGCTGTCGGCGTAACTGTCAGGAATGCGAAGAAGGTGCTTCTTGATTTCACTCGCAAGCCGTGCTTGCGAGTGTTTGACGTCTTCGGCAAGAACAAGTTTTCCTTGCTTCAGTTGCAAATCGTAATCATGAAGTCGCTTCCGAACCTTCTTCAGTTCGATGTCGGCTTGAAGTCGTTGCTCAGTTAGACTTGCGGCTTCGGCCTTCGACTTTGGTTGCAGCTTTTGTTTCTTTGATTTCTTGCGGTTCCGTCGCCATCGTGCAACGGCATCGACATCGTAAGGAGCTTGGTTGAGTTCCTCACAGCCTTGTGTTTTCCAATGCTGGATTGTACGCCTAGCAACGCCTAATTCATCGGCAACGTTTTCTAATGTGTGAAGTAGCGACATACTTTATTTACGGACTCAAAACCTAATAAAACTAGCAATTTTCACACTCGTTTTTTTACCAATGCGCAAAAAGTGTCGAGCATAGGTTCCACGGCCCGTGGCATCGCCGGTTTACAGAACCTATCCGGTCGCCAGATGGTCTGCCATTCTGTCAGTTTGGGCCGGATTCGACCGCTCTCACCGAGTCTTGATGTCTTCAGTTTGGCTTCGAGCATTCGTAGCCGTTGTTCGAGTTCCTTGATTCGTCGCTGGAGTTGTTCAATACTGTCGTTCATATCTTTATCTATGATCGACCGAGCATTCCATGAGCGACAAGTATCGAATCTTTCCTGTTGCAACCAAGCAAGAACGTGCCGAACTCCGAGCTTCCATCGAAGCGGTTGGTTTGCGGAATTCAATCGTGCTCGACGAATACGGCCAAGTGATCGACGGCCACGAAAGGCGTGACGTCTGCACGGAACTTGGCATTGATTGGATGGCCGGAGCCGACGTTCGGATTGGACTAAGCGACGACGAAAAGAAAGCTCTCGCCATCGACTTGAATCTATGGCGAAGGCCGATGCAATTGCCGAGACGAGTGCGGAACAAGCTGATCGAGATTTATCTCGTTGCCAATCCCGAGTTATCCGAGACAACGGTAGCGGAGTTGTTCGGCGTTAGCCAACCGACGATCAACAGACGTAGAAAGGAACTTATTCAAATGAATAAGTTGCCGCCCGCCGTCTCGACGGTTGGCAAGGATGGTGTTCGTCGAAAGATCGGAAAGCGAAAAGGAGCGAGACTCATTGTAAAAAGCCAGCGTGAATTTGAAAGTCTCACGCCGGATTTGGAAGAAATGAAAGACGATCTTCAAGGAATCATCCGAAGGCCAAAGCGCTTTGCATCGGAAGCCAGACGGAAGCGCCGACTCCGAGAAATCGAAGACGTCAAAAACCTGCCGCCGAATATCTCGATTCGAAATTCCGATTGGCGGAAGCTGAAAATCAAACAGCAATCCGTTGATTTGCTTTTGACCGACGTTGTATGGTCCAAGGAGCACTACCAAGATTGGGCCGAACTCGGAGTACAAGCGAAGAAGTGGCTCAAGGCCGATGGGCTTTTTGCGTCGTATATCGGAACGTCTCGGTTGTCTGAGTTCTGCCAAGCAATCGGCGAGAGCCTGTCGTATCTCACGACAATTGCAATTGTCTTCAAAGCGGGAAGCAAAGATTACAAGACCGGCCATATTGAGCGTTGGCGTCCGGTTCCGATCTTCAGTCCAAACCCAGACCGACAGTATTATTTTGACGATGTGATTTACAATCCCGGCATCGAAAAGGACTATGGCGATTGGCAGCAATCGCTCCCGGTCGCAAGACAACTCGTTCTGAAGCTCTCCGATCCTGAGAATCTCATCGTAGACACGCACCTTGGAACTGGAACCAATGCCGTTGCTGTCTCGCAAGTTGGCGAAGGACGTCAATTCGTGGGTTGCGACATCGATGCCGACATGGTTCGAATCGCACGGCATCGAGTAGCGACAGAAGGTATTGAAGAAATGGCTTCGTGATTGGCTTGGAACTGCCTTTTCCAATCAAATCTTCGACCGAACAGCGGGAACCCAAATGACTGACGAAGAAGATAAACTTGCGAATCCATCGCCGATCGAAGTCAGTGTCAGAAACGAACTCGAAGAGGAAGGTGACTGGCTTACAACAAGAGAAATCTGGAAGTGGGTTGCAATCGTATTCGCATTATACGTTGTTGGAGCCGTGCCGCTTCTAGTATTCGGTGTCAAAGACAAAGCCGGATATATCGGCGATGCGTTTGGTGCTATCAACGCCTTATTCAGCGGACTTGCCTTCGGCTTTGTGATCCTGAACTTGTTTGCTCAACGTTATGAGCTAAGGAAGCAACGTCAAGCGATGTTGCTTGCGTTGGATGAATCTGAAAGAGCGAGAGCCGAATATGCAAAGATGGCGAAAGCCCAAGAAGTTTCTGGAGAGCAGTTGCAGAAACAATCGGATTTGATGTTCGTTTCTTCGTACTTGTCGCTATTGGATATGCTCATCCAATCGAAGAATCAAAGATCGACGATGCCAGTTGCCGGTAGTGCTTTTGCGATTGAGTGGGGCAACCAGAAGGAAACACACGCTGAAGTGATAATGGAGCGACTGGCGGGAGTGCATGAATCTGCGTTGGGACGTCTCACAGGGTCGCTCGAAAAGTTTGCGGCTGAGAAGATTCGGTCGAATTGGCTGATCGCATATCAATTTGTTTCGACGCTGGATCGGAATATCAAAGACGACAATCGTGAATCGAACGAAAATGGACGAGACGCCGATATGATTATCACAACCGTAAGGGGAATAGCGGATACCGTAGCGGAACTCAAATCGACGACAGTTCAAAGCAAGCACAGTAAACTCAACGAACTATACAACGCAATTGAACATCATATAAGGAGGTTGTCTACGGAGATTGAACAGATTGAACTGAGAGGAAATCCCGACCGATTCCCGGACTTAGTTAGTGCAGCAGTCGAGGGCTTATCGTCAATTGGCAATGAGCTTGCATATTTTGAGAACGAATACACATAGTTTACATTGCCCCACGCCTTCGGCGTGGGGCTTGACGACATAGTTCTTACCGAGCCAAAAATAGCAATCCGCTCCCTATCTAATGCATGGCTTCATGCATTAGATTTGTTGATTTGTTTTCCGGCATTGGTGGCTTCCATGTCGGTCTGAAGGATTTCGGAACTTGCGTTCTGGCTTGTGAGATCGACGCCAATGCCCGATCGGTCTACCAAAGCAACTTCCCAGACACGCCGATTTGCAACGACGTCACCGAGATAAAAGAACTGCCCGATCACGACATGATCACGGCTGGGTTCCCGTGCCAGCCGTTCTCGGTCGCTGGCAGGCGTCTCGGCTTCGAAGACGATCGTGGCGGCATGTTTAGTCGTATACTTTGGTTGGCTCGGCAGCATTCGACGTCAACATTGCTTCTTGAGAACGTTCCTTTTCTATTGAAACATGACCAAGGAAAGACGTTCGCCACGATCAAGGCGGCTCTCGAAAACGAAGGATACGCCGTCAGTTTCTCCGTTCTAAATGCCGCTGACTTCGGAGTTCCACAAGAACGAAAGCGGTTGTTCATCGTTGCCAGAAGAGAGGGCAAGAATATCGACTTTCCAATTGGCAACATGGACCGAGTTCCGATCAAAGCGATTCTGGAAAACGACGTCGATGGAGAAGAACTGGCTTTCAAGCACAAAGATCGGATTCCTGATCCGATTCCGAAGGAAGGCCGGATTCCGTTGGTGAATCCACAAGGTAAGCTCCATCAATGCGATTATTTGGTTCGATCGTCGAAACCTGCCCCGACCATGACTTACCAAATTTACGCCGTCACGAAGTCGCTGAAAGTGATTTGGCCCGAACTCCGGTTCTTGTCTGCCAGGGAAGTTGCTCGGATCGGCGGGTTTCCTGACGACTTCAAGCTTCATCCGAATCGGAATCGGGTTTACGAACAAATCGGGAATTCGGTAGCGCCGCCAGTCGTTACGGCGATTGCAAGCAAGTTGTTCGGCGACTGTGGGCAAACCAGCGAGTACACAGCACAATCTTCCGATAGGTGATATCCGTTCCCTATTCGAGAAAGGTTGGAAAGATGAAGAAAAATGGTCCTGTCGCTCTTCGGTTTATGATTTCGCTCGGAATCGGTCTGTCGCTTGTTGGCTCGGTCTTCGGCATGGCAACGTTTACGCCTTATGCCTTCGGTACGTTTGCGGCAACCGTGCTGTTCGCTGGCGTCTATTCGGAATTGATCCGCCAGACGGATAGCTTGTCTGCCATCGAATACTATCTTGAACCGGAAGAAGACGTCGAACCGGTTTCGGTCCCTGAACAAAGCCGGGCCGCTCGGCGTCGGTACGCTGGATAAAATCGATATGGTTTTCAAATTCCTTCAGAACGCCCACAAACGAAAGTTTGTGGGCGTTCTGCTTGTCGCTTGCGGAATCACGATCAATTGTGATCATATCTGAGAGAACAGCCCTATCGTTTTTCTCCGATAAAGACATCATGCGAGACAAGAAGAATCTTTTTGACTTTCCACGTCCCAATCCAATCAATTTGCGAATCTGGTTGATCGTTTTCGCAATCGTTATCGACGTGTCACTCCAGGTAGGAATCGTTCCCTGGCTCGTAAAGTCTCCACCGAATAACGCTGGAACCTTCGGTGATTCATTCGGCTTCGTAAACGCCATTCTCTCTGGATTGGCATTTGCAGGTGTAATCGTAACTATGCTAATGCAGAAGCACGAACTCGAATTGCAACGATTCGAACTCAGGGAATCCCGTGAACAATACGAAAGAAGTGCGACAGCCCAAGAGCAGTCGGAAGCACAATTACAACGGCAAGTATCGCTGATGTTTGTTACCTCCTATCTGGATACCTTGAAGACATTAGCCAATGCCGAGACGACAGACATGCACTTCGACAAGTCTTATCGAGAACCAGAATCTGCTGCGGCTGGAAGATATCTGGAACTAGAACATCTAAGCGAATGCCTCCAACCACAAATTCACGATCTAATTGCGCAAAGCGAAAATACAAGTTTCGCCTTCATAAAGCGCAAAATGGCCACTGCGCTTTCGGCAAACTCACAACACATCGGAAAGTATCGGACAACATGGGAGGGGGGGAATATCACGCAAAGCGACTTCCGCAAATTCTCAGAAAACAGTTCGCAAATTATATTTCGCCTGACTGGACTGAAGGGATACGCAGAAAAGATCAACGAGCGTACTTTGGCAGATATTGGAGAAGAAGCGTCTCTACGATTGATGGCACTCAATGTGCTTGCGTCAAAAGCCAATATTGGCGTCATGAAGAAAGGCGGCAACTACTACTCTTCCGATGAATTCATGCAATTCCTGAATGCAATCAAGAAGGAAGAAGACCAATTGAGGCAGGATACTCTAAAACTTATCCAGTTAGAAACCGCCTGAACGCACTGAGCCTGACACGTTGATTTTTTCTACTACCGCTTTCGATTCTTTGCTTCCAAATTCTCGGCCTTCGCCGCTTGAAACATCTTGAACAATCCACGAATAAAAGCCGACATCGACAAGCCTTGCGTCTTGGCTTCGTCTTTGATTTCTTCCAATTCTTCTTCCGATAGGCAAAATGATGTTACGATTTTTCTCATATAGTTAGTTAGTAATTTCGGGTCGATTTATTTCTTGGAAAAGTAACTTTGGAGTTCGGGCAAGTCGTCTTTGTGATAATACAGTCTTGTTCTTCCTTCGACTCGGTACTCTGGCCTTTTGCAATCGCCGATTCGTTGGCGATACCACAGTTCGTTCCGATACACGCCGAGTTCATCGGCAGCTTCAGCGATTGTAAGTAGCCCTGCCTTCTGTCTATCTTCCTTTGCAGATTGTATCGTCAATTTGATCGTCTTGTTTTCCATGATTAGTTTTTCCTTTTGGTAAAGTGATTTTATCTATATAGTTCGAACTGATTGATTTCTATGCGCATAGAAAAACCCCGCTCCTTTCGGAGCGGGGGCAGTTGGATCACAGCCAACAGAAGTCATACTCTTGGCCTACCGTATCTATAGTTACTAACTTTTCGTTTGTCCGTGCATAGATACTAGCATGGATAATCAACGATTCAGATCGCTCTTCGGGGCATATTCAAAAGACAAGCTATATGAGTTCTGGCAATATCACAAAGAGCGACCAGAAATATATGGCGGATTTCTTCGGCTCGCCGAGAAATGGCGGGATCGGGGCGTTGGCACGATTTCAGCAAATGCCATTTGGCATGTTCTTCGATACGAAATCGTGACTTCGTCGGATGAAGAAACATATAAGCTGCCAAATCAGTATGCGCCGTTATATGCCCGACTCTTGGTTTGGCGGATGCCTGAGTTTGAAGGGATGTTTGAGTTTAGGAAGTGACTTTGTTGGTGTTTGGTCGTTCTGCGCATGGAAAAACCCCATCGCCGAGAGGCGATGGGGTGGGCAATCAAAGGAGTCCTAGTCGGCGTACCAACCGTTAGGATTTTCTTTTTGTCGTGCGGTCCATATTTCGAGTCTCCTCTCCAATCCCTTGATTGACGCCGCCATTCCTTTCTGAATCTTTTCGATTCTCGGGCGGACTGTTTTTCCGAGTTGGAACTCAGTGTACCAGCCTCTTGACGGCTTATGGATCAGTCGTCCGTTTTCTTCGATTTCTTGCCGATTCAGGCGAATTGTTTTCGTTTCGAAGTCCCATTGCTTCACGTACCAGAATCTTTCCGTCTTCTTTGCCGTTGGATAGTGCCAAAGGTGATAATCGTACATCGTTTCGCCATCCGAGAACGAATAGACGTCTTCGTCCTTGAGTTCTTCAACTGCTTTGGTCAAATATGCATGGCAAGATTTCGTTTGTGCCAAATGGTCTTTGGTAACTCGAATGCCCGACGAAGGTTTTCGCTCCGGCCTTTTTCCTGATAGCCAGCGAAAATCTTCCGTTTCTATTGTTGTTTCTATGATTTGCATGTCTGCAACTCCTTTTGATTGAATTTGATTTGAGAACTATAGTCTTGATCCGGTCTAAAAGGAAGACGTTTTCATTCTGCTCTACAATCCTTGAAGGCGTCTACAATGTTCTGGAAAGGTGAAAGTCAAAGCCTTGGGGGATGGGAAAAAATTGAAGGTATTTTGAATTGCTATAGGAATTGGTTGACGAGATTACTAATATACTCTTGTTGTCCAGGTTATGTTTGCCGAGAACTTTCGCCTTTGCATCTTTCATGCAAGAAAAAGAACTCTGGATATGGCTTGATCCTATTGGAAACAGTAGGAGACATATCTTTTCTATTCCTGAGCCTTGTGCAGACGAATAAGGAAGTAACTTTGAATTGCCGTCACGGGAGCAAGTAACAGATAGCAGAAAACCAGGCGACGATTAGGTATATCCTATCATGCGGGGGTGCGTCCTGGTCCATGTGAAACTGACTCCGGTCAGAAGTGAAATAAGCGATAAGACAATTAGTTGACCACTCTGATTGTCTTCTGTCTAAGTTCGAAAAAGAAGATTGATAAGGACAACTGAATAAGAAGGAACTAAGAATACCCACTTTTCACGGGGGAAGCCCCCGCTGTATAAAGTGGATCGGTTGCCTGCAATAGCTTCAACTCCATACCGTGATGGAGTTGAAGCTGTTTCTTTGGAGTCGAAAACAACAATTCCGATTGATTGTAGACCGCTCTAGTCTTCACGCCCTATTGTAAAGCGCAAATCTGAAATGTCGGCCTTGAGCTAGTTTTTGATTTCGGTATCCTATTCTGACAATTCAAATCTAGTAGGATTCAGAAAATGAAGACAGCAAACCCAAAACCTACGGTAGACCAACTCGTCCAGCGGCTAATTGAATTCATCAAGGACGATCCGGTGACGTTAGATAATTTCGATATCCTGCCGTCGTACCATGTATTTGATGATTGGCACCTTTTTGAAGGCGAAGCAGCAAGGATTACAGACGACTGGAGTGTCTTCGCCAAAGCAGTCGAGATCACTGCGGAGGACGACTATGGTCGTGAATTTTTGACTGACGACAAAGTCGTCGAATACACGATTTCGCCGTTCAATCCAGACACGAACGAATTTGAGGATCAAATCGTGTTGGTCCATGACCTACTTGCAAATGAGTGGAGAGAGTTTTGGAGTTGA